GGCTCCATCATCTCAGTGTGATCAAGCAGCGGATCGTCAAATGCCAAGTTGCGACCCGCATTTAGTTCAACTCGTGCTTTTGTGATTGCTTCGGCTAGTTCGGGAGCATTTTCCGCACCCCAAAAGTTTAAACCGTTCATGTTGGTACCATCTACAATCTCGTTCAATCTTCGCTCTTCAGTTACCAAGTCTGCATATTCAGACTTGTTAACATATCCTCGATCACCGCCTGTCTGATGCCAATCGGACTGCGCTTCTTCAATCAACAGGGTTTTGTTGCCGTCAGCATCAACCCGATCTTTCATGCGTAGGTGCGCTAAAACATCAGGCTGCTCAAAGTGATTTGGATTTACATATTGAGAAGGGGTATTATCTATCTGGGTTAAGAGTTTATCGCGGTGATTAACAGCTTCCCTCAACTCATCAGCGTAATCGGTACTTGGGTCTATGCGACTAACGTGCTTTAGCGTTTTAATACGGTCATCTGCATCGTAGATGTCTACCCGCATCTGCTCGCGTCTCGCAATCCTGCTCCCATCTTGCATCAGCAACTCACGGTAGTTATCACCACCGTTTAGGGTGTAATTTCCGAACTTAGAAGTATCTGACCCGCCACCTAATGTCTCCCCAGAACGCCAGTACTCACCCCGATCAAACACCTCTTGGGGGACGGCATCTAGCGCAGCGTCAGCCTCGGCTCTTGTTGCAAAAGACTCAACTACCATATCGTCGTCATCATACAACGCATAAGGCTTGTTACTGTTACCGCCTAAAACTGTCTCTTTAATCTGCAACTGGTTTTCGTTAATGAACTGCTGCACTTCTTGTCGAGGGATATCACTACGACCAGCAAAATGCTTTTTAAAGCCCATTGCGTTTAGCTCATCAGGCTTGACTTGTCCCTTCCCAGTTAAATCATTAAAGAAACCGTCAGCGTTACCTTGCTTTCTTTGCAGGCCTTCAGATGCCCTGACAGCCTGACTATAAAATCCCATGTCACCAACAGAGTTACGGACCTTGCTTGGCAACATCATTGAGGCCAGCAGTCCTGCACCCTCTGCCCGGTTAACATTAGGCTCACCAAAAGCATCAACAAGCCCAGGCTTTACGCCTTGGTAGGCATCGACTGCCCCGCCAACAATATCAGTTACCGTAGGCCCATCTAATAAACCGCCATAGTTCATTACCGCGCCAACGCCTTCGCCAAGCATATCGCTGAGTGTTGCTGCATCACCCTGTAGATCAGGACGGTTTAGCATCTCATTGCTTGAGACATTGCCGGTCACTGCTTGCTTACCATAACGAGCAACATCGTTAGCAAATGCAGAGGCCATGTCAGGCGCTAATTGCAAAGCACTAACGTCAGCAACGTCACCAGGATGGGGACGCACTGCGGGCATTGGATTGCTGCTAGGCATTAATGCCTGAGCAATCACATCCAATATCCCCGACATTCTGTCGCTCATACAATACCTTTTAAATTAACCTTTAGCGGCTTGCCCCAGGATGCGTTAGGTGGCTCATACACCACCGCCATCATCCCAAATGCGTCTGCCGCGTGGCTCGACCAATCGTGGTTAGGTCCAAGCCCTATGTTCCTGTTCTCGTCGCGCTTCTCGTGGTACCACGCCAACGCCTCCATCCCGTCCTTACAGGCTGGTTCATTGAAGTAGGTTGACGGAAGTATCCTTCTGACTGCCTCGACCCTCGCCCCGGCAGCACCGGCACCCTGATTAGGCACCACGATGACGTTGTAGCCAGCCTCTCTCAGTGCGCTCTCATAGCTAACCGAGTAGACCTTGTCGTGGGTCTTACCATCGTGCGGAAGCACGACAGTCTTAATGTCCTGTGTTTGTTCTCTTAACCAGGCAACGTGTGTCGCCAGTGGCTGACCCTGCGCCTCGTAGTATCCAAGCACCCTAATCTCTGACTTGTAGAACTGGACGGTCCAGATCGATGTCGCGTCTGCCTTTGCCCCGGTGCCACCAATGTCGAAGTAGGCACGGGTCTCCATAAGCGGGTCTTCGTGCACGTTCCCAACACGGCCATCACGCTTGGCCTGCTCAATCAAATGCGAGAAGTAAGCGCCCTCATGCGCCGCTAGGAAGGCTCCCTCCCAGACATGGTCGTAGACATCAGGACGGACCTTCTTATCTGCAGCCCTCTCACGTTCAAGCACCTGGGGAAACCAAGGATTGTCGCGCCAGTTAAGCTCAACGATCTGCGAACCCTCTGGCGGGTCTTCACGGAACCTTTTGTTGGTCGATGACCGCGCACTCTCCGGGTTCCAAGTGACCCATATCTCTGAGTCTTCTTCTCGCACCGTCGGGATTAGCTTGCGCCACGCCTCTTCACTCACAGGCTCGGCCTCATCGATCCAAGCGATGATGATCCGTGCCTTTGACTTAATGCTGTCTAGGTTGCGCCTAAGACCGGCGAACACATAGTTAATGCGCCCATCCTTAGACCTAATAAACTTCTCGCCAACCTCGTAATAGTCCTGCAGGAAGTCAACACTGCGTATGGCTGACTTGATCTCCTCAAGCGAGGACTCGTCTAGGCTGTTCAGGTGCTCCCTGGCGCAGAGTATCTGCCCAGACTGGCCCGACATGCCGCACTGGTAACCCTTAATCGCGGTCATCAGCGCAAATGTTCTTGTCTTGCCACTACCCCGGCCACCATAGGCACCACGGTATCGAGCCTCGCCAGCAAACACTGGCACCAGCTTCTCTGGCAGATTAATCGTCGCTGTTGTCATCGGGCGTAACAGGCATCAACTGAATCATCGTCGGCTTCATGCTGCCGTCACTCGTACTGTGATCAAGGGCGACCTTAGAGCCTTCCTTGCGATCAATCATCTTGTGCGCTGTGGCAACGTCACCATCGCGTAACGCCTCTAGCAGCACAGAACGCGACAACATAAAGGGGTTACTCTTCAGCACCTCCTTCCTGTCCAGAAACTCAGGGTTGTCGGCCTGATAGGCATACAGTGTCGATTGACTAATACCCGCAGAAAGACACGCCTCCAGGTCAGTGCAGCCCATCAAAAAGGCCTGCTCCAATTTCTGGATAGTATCGTCGGTCATCACGGTGGGTCTGGACATAGCTACACCTCTCCGGGGTACTTTGCAGTCCCAGAGCTAAAAATAAAAAAGGCCACAACTAAGTGGCCAAGAGGAGGATAACAATAAGATTTTAGGGGGAGAAGTATCCTATCGTGGGGATATTTAACCACGTTTTGGCAGGTCACTCTACCAATTTGTGTACATTTCGGACAAAGTTTACCGATATTTGTCCGAAACCTTACTTTATTTACTCTATTTACTTAAATAGTATTGTATTTCGGTAATAGTTACCTGTATAATATACATTCACAACGAGGAGAGACAATATGAAACTAACACAAACTTTTGACCTGCCAAAGCCACGCCCTACATTGTCACAAGAGCAACTAGAGGGTCTATTTCAAGAACTGTGCAATAAGAACAACTGGAAAGAAGAGATCAGCGCACTTATCGATGAGTCTAAGTTTAACGAGTACAACGATGCTTGCATTCACTTTACAGGTGGCACACTTGATATTATTGACAGTGGGGGTGGCCGCGCATTAGTTCATTCAAAAGGTTACTATCACTTCATCGGAGCGTAAGTGCGGAATAAAATGAAACCATCAGAACTTGCAAAAAAGCTAGGGTTCAGGTCTCTACAAGAGGCCTGCGATCTAATGGACGTTACGCCAAGGACGCTGACCAATTGGCAGACATCTAATCCAGATCGCTACATTGCCATCATGCTAGGCGCGTTAGCAATGCGACAGAACGACATCGTCAGTCAAATCATCTCAGCGGACAAAGTTTAGGATTTTTTGTCCGCTTCAATCTTGGCCATCTCAATATGGAACTCCTTCCAAGTCTGCGGGTTCTTATTGATTGGCCTTTTTTTCTTTTCTGCCTTCCCATAAATCGCCTCCCAATTTGACGCAAACTTCTGTAAATCGGTTGGCCTTTGATCGCTACCCTTACCCATCTTTCAAACCCCTATAGATCACTCTCTGCACCGCGTCATCGCGGACCTGATAATCACTTAACAGTCGCTGAAATCGTGGCAACCAGACCTTCTGTGCCCTCCAGCGCCCTACGCCCATCGCCTCCGCTAACCTGCGGACACTGACGCTCATGTTCCCCGTGCCACTGCACCTTCGACACACCTCGACCTTACTGCCGACCTTGACCTGACCCGTGCCCTTGCAGTGCCTGCAGCGACTGGGGCTAATCGCAAAGGACAGCGCCATCAGGCCTAGTCTATCAATAGCATTTTCTGGCTCGTTTTCGGTCAACGTGTAACCCAAGTTCTTAACAGCAAAAACCGCAAGGTCGTTGAGCTCACTTCGGCTGTTGTCGTCCAGACAGTATTTACTGAGCGCATATAAATATGTGTGGCGATCAACGTGCACCATGCAGGCTGCCACATCACCGGGCGTTATCCGTTGGCCACTCGTACCCCGCACCTCTGCGCTCATCGGTGGAGCGCCTGGGGTAAGCATCGCAAGCAACTCACTCATCATCGAGCATCGCAGTGATTGCTTCGATTTTCTCGCTGGCAATCTTGGCCTCTAACTCTGCCTCCTCTGCCTGCTTGTCCATCGCAGCATTGATCTCTTTAATCCACAAATCAATTCCAGCTTCCTGACGCACATGGGGCGAGCTAGTCAACGTCTCGGCCAGGCACTTAAACAACTCCGGGTCGTTCATGTCGCTGGCGGTCACCAGCCAAAAGTGCATGTTCTGTGAGGTGATCTTCATTCTCTTGCTCCTCTCAAGCGCCGCCAAAAACCTTTGCATTGCGGCAATATCGGTTAGGGAATAGTCTGTTTCTACACTGACAGAGGCGGTTCGCGTTTTCATGCCCATCATGCGGTGACCTTGACCCGGCTGTCCTCGCCACGCTCCTTGTGATAGATAACCGCCGTCATCGACCTCTCTGCGCCATACCCAGAATCAGAGTGCCATTGGTCTGTTGCCGTAAGACTGCCCCAATGTTCAAAGTGCATACTGCCGACCTCGCGCCGGGTGTGATGATGGATGTGCCCCAGGTGGCAGTAACGCTTCTTGCTCGCTGACCACTGATCGTCCAGATTCGTAATCACCGCCTGCAGAATCTGCTCGTGCTTAATCCGATCACCGTGATGGAACACAAACAGGTTGTTGCCATAGGTCATGTGTAAAAATTTAGAATAATTAGGCAGGACATCGAGGCGCGGCTCATTCTGGTAAAGCAGCTCCAGCGCGCTACTGAGGTGGCAGGCCATAGCCGTGTCGTGATTCCCGCGAACATTCACCAAGGTTAGATGCTTGTGCTGCTGTAAAAGCCTTGTCACCAGCGTTTGAAATAATCGACCAGCTAACTTAAAGGTTTTACCAATCCGTGTATCAACATCAACCGGCGTTCCCTTGCTCGTTGCCTGATTTCCGTCTTCGTGGAAAAAGTCGCCGACATTAAGCAGCACCGCCCTTTCGCAATTCCCTACCCTGGCCGCTAACTTATCCACCGCCTCAGTCAACACCTTAGTGGCGATCTTCACATCGTAATTATCGTCATCTAGTTTTGTATCGCCATCGGCCAGCATCCCAAAGTGATGGTCACCTATGATGTAACAGGCGAGCAGGTCCGCGTTCACAATCTTAGGCGCCTTAACGGCTTTCCTAAACCCGGTCAGGTCATCCTTCAGTCCTTCCATCATGGCATCGACCTTCTCCTTCATGGAGCGCCTCTCAGGCTCCTGTATCACCCACTGCAGCGCGACCTCGCCCTCGTTGTTGTAGGCCGTTGAGACTCTCTTCGCCTCAAACCCCTCCATGACTTGCTTATCAACGCTTCGATGCGGTGCCACAGCACTTCTAGCCGCCAGACGCTCAAGGCGAGCCATCATCTGCCAGACCCCACTTTGCGACCGGCCTAATTCCTTGGCAGCCTTTGCTTGATTGCCGTGATGCTTCATCACCGCGTCGAGCACCATTTCCTGTCTGTCCGTTTTGCAGAACTTGCGCAAAAATTCGTAGTCAATAACCATTCAATCGTTCCTCATGGAACTTAATTTGTTCTTTAAATTCAGCCAGCATCTCTCGATAGTCAGCCGCGTATAATTTTTTGATCTTGCGCTTATTGCGCAGCATCTGCTGCACAAAGTCCTTGCCATAAAAGTCTTCCATCCAGAGCGTGTACCAGACCTCGGCAGAGCCGTGCTTCATGCCAAAGCCATTACAGCCCTTACACTGCGGGTGAATGTTCTCAACCTCTAGCGCCCAATAGCCGCTGGAGCCTTTGGGGATAAAGTGCCCACCATCCATATCCTTCCAATGGTGCCAAGAGTTAAGCTCATTCGGATCGCAGCTAACGCACTGCGCGTACCCGTTGCTGTTCGCAGCAGATATCCGTGCCAGTTTCTGGGCAGCCACAAGGCACTGCGCTCGTAATGTTTTAGCCAAGTCCATACACCTTTGGGTCGGTCAGCTTGTATCGCTGACCCTGGACTCGATAAAAGTCAGTCAGATACTGCGACATCTGCTTGGTCGTCATTAGCGATGTGACCGGGAAAAACGCCAGCAACTCATCGACCTGCTCTTCATAGGTCGGAAATGCTTGAATCGCCTTCAACCAGGCTTCGTTAAAATTCTCGCACTCTGCCAACATTATCGGTACACCAAAGTGCTTCTTTGCCCGGCACTTGATCTGTTCCTGGGTGTACTCTTGTCCCTGCTCGGCAATCTCACCATACCAACGGTGGGATAGCCTGTTCTGCGCCTCCGATCTTTTCATGTCGTAGGTCTTGACCTGCACACTAACAGGCTTTTTAGGATTGACCTCTGCAGCCTCAACCGCAGCAAGCGCCTGCGCCTTCATGTGCTCGGTCCTCAGAACATGGAACACACCATTCATATCGGTCTCCGCAACCAATGGCTGCTAATCCAATCTGTGTAACGCTCAAGCGCGTAACCAGTGAACATTTTCCTTTGAAATTTATCTCTGAGCTCTAGCTGCTCATCTCTGATGATGTCGCAGGCCTGGCGCAGGTAGCTCGCAGAGTAAACTCGGTTAGCAATGAGCTTTGCGCTGACACCGGAAGCCTTTGCCATCTCATCGGCGGTGTACCACCCTCCCATCTTCAAACCCCATCGATCTGAAGACACATAGCAATACTTGAAATCCGCACGATAAGCAGCTTTCGTTCGCCCGTAAGTCTCCTCGATGCAATCAGTGTCTTGCACTTAATACTCTCCACGCTTCTGCGGCTGTTGCTGGCACGACTCCGTTCCCCAAGAGCCTAATGCGGTCCACCCGGTCGGCACACCCATCAACCACTCGACCCAGTCCGGGTTCAGGTGGCCAGCGCATACCGATCTGCCACCCGCCTTGTTCACTATCACAGTTGTGAGTGATTCCTGCGTTCCCTTCTTGGTTGGGTCGCTCCGATCCTGGTATCCCAGTCTCGCTTCGTGAGCAGATGGTGTCGGCCA